AGTGAACCCGATCTTCCAAGACATGATGCGCTCTGTCGGCGATCAGGAGGCGAACCTTGGCGGCACGGCAGAGGCGACGGCGACTGAAACTAACATCGCGCAGGCGTCGCGGGCCTCCGCTATGGGGTCTGCTATCGACGACATTGACGAGACGCTTACGGCGATGGCGCGGGCTGCTGGTCAAATTCTTCTTCTCAATGTTTCCGAAGAAACGGTGAAGGAGATCATCGGCCCCGGCGCCGTGTGGCCGACGCTGACGAAGGGTGAAGTCGCGAAGGAGATTATCCTCGACATTGAGGCCGGATCGTCCGGGCGTCCAAACCAGCAGCAGGAGCTGCAGAACTTCGAACGTCTGGCGCCGATCCTCATGCAGATCCCCGGCATCAATCCGGTGATGATGGCGAAGGAAGCGATCAAGCGTCTCGACGACCGCATCAACGTCGACGAGATGATCGCCGACGGCGCGCCGTCGATCACGTCGATGAACGCCATGAAGCCGGCGATGCCGGGATCGGCGCCCGGCCCCGGAGCGCAAGACCCGAACGCGCAGGGTCCGGCTGGCGCGAGCAACGCTCCCGCGCCGCCCTCTCCACATCCAAGTGCGCCGGCGCCGAAGCCGCCGAACCCAATGAATGTCCCAGGTGTCTAGAACTATGCAGAAAATCTGCTCTAACACCCGAACAACCACTGTGAGAGGAGCCTAGAGTGCAAGGCGACGACGCAACAATTTCTGACGTGAGCTCAACGCCGGCGGACAGCTCTCCGCCGCCCGCAGACACGTCTTCATCGTCTCCCGCTGCGGAGACGTCATCTAATTCTCAGCCTGCGCCTGCAGGCGAGAGTGGGGCCGAGTCCAAAGAGTCCCTTCTCGACGCTGTGCTCAAGGTCGCTCCCGCGACGCCCGAGCCTGACGTTCTTGATGGACCCAATGGGAAAGAGGCTTCCCCAGCCTCAGATAAGCCGAACAGTGAGGTAAAGGCCGAAGACGAAGCATCCGACGCTGATGATCAAGCTCCTGTTGATGAGACTGTGCCAGACGACGCACCGGCTCAGACACGGAAGCGGATCAAAAGACTGCTCCGTGAGCGCACGGAACTCCGCGACCAAGTCGCGAACCTTGCGCCGACAGCGGAAATTGGACAGCAACTGCAGACTTACGCGCAAGCGAATAATCTGTCGTCGCAGGACGTGGTATTTGCCCTCGATCTCGCATCCATGGTGGCGAGGGGCGATCTATCAGGTTTCTACGACGCGATCTCGCCGATCGTAAGACATGCGCAAGAGATCAAAGGCATCGTCCTGCCGCCTGACATCCAGAACATGGTTGATCAGCAGCAGATGACGCCGGAGGCAGCGCGACAGTTTGCACAGTCCCGGTTTGAGCGTGTGAACTACGAAGCCCAAGTCAAGTCCATGAGCGAACGCCAGCAGGTGGAAGCTGTGGGCCGCGTCCGGGGTGACGTTCACCGATCAGTGGCGGCATTTGAGCAGCGTCTTATGGCGAGCGACCCCGACTACAAGGCGAAAGCCGACATGGTCAGACGGACTGCGCAGGCGATGCTTGCGGAACGCGGAAACCAGATCACCTCTGCCGACGAAGCCCTGCAAATCACACAGCGCGCTTACAAGGAAGTGAATGATCAATTCCGTCGTCTCCAGCCAAGCGCGCGAGCGACGGCTCCGACACCGGGCATGTCAAGTCATCAAACGACCTCGACGCGCGCCGCACCGAAAAACATGATGGAGGCGGCGATCCAAGGGCTCGCACGCTCTCGCGCGGGGTAGTCATGAAAGCTCAACAAAATGGCTTTTACAACTACGGCAATTGCCAACATCGCCAATGCGGCGTTGGACTTCTACTTCAACCAAGGAGACGCCTTTAAGCAGTCTCTCCAGAAGCGTCCTCTCTGGGACAAGCTGGAGCGCGGTAAGAAGACGTTCCCTGGTGGCAAGGGTGACATCTCGATCGCGGTCGAAGGCGACTTCGGCGACGGCTCGGGCAACGATGTCGTCAAGGGCTTTACGCACAGCGATTCCGTCGGGTTCTTCACCCCGTCGAACATCAAGCGTGTGAACTATCCTTGGCGCGAACATCACATTGGTCTGACGCTCACGCATACCGAGCTGAAGATCGATGGCATCTCTGTCGTCGACACGAACGGCGAGCGCACCAGCAATCACTCGCAGCGCGAGATGACCATGCTGGTCAATCTGTTCGAGGACAAGCTGTTCGCCCTTGGTGAGCAGTATGCGCGAAGCATGAACAACCTCGCCTACGGTGACGGCACCGCCGACCCGAAGGCTCTGTCTGGTCTGGCTTCGATCATTCTGGAGAACCCGGCTGTCGGAACGACCGGCGGTCTCGACCGTGCAACCCATAAATGGTGGAGAAATAGGGCTCGTTGCGCGGCAAACACCGATCCGTCGCTCGGCGGCGGCGCGGTGACGTCGAACGTCGCTGATGGTGGCGCTCTGCTGCAGACCCTGCAGTATGAGTATCGCCAGCTCGTGCGTTACGGCGGCCAGCCGAACTTCGCGGTCTGCGGTTCGTCCTTCCTCGATGCGATGGAGAAAGAGCTGCGCGCGAACGGCATCTACACGGTCGCCGGGTTCGATGGTTCGACGGATGTCTCCATCGGCGCTCTGAAGTTCATGAACGTGACCTTCCAGTATGATCCGACTCTCGATGACCTTGGTCATCAGAAGCGTTGCTACTGGCTCGACACGAACGCGATCTTCCTTGAGGCCATGGACAACGAGTGGCGCAAGGATCACACGCCGGCGCGTCCCGCCGACAAGTTCATCCTGTATCGCTCGATCACGTCGACCGGCCAGATGGTCGCCAAGCAGCTCAACAGCTCGCTCGTTATCGACATCGCGTAAGCAATTCCCCGCGCCGAATGTCGCACTCCATTCGGCGCGGAGATAGAGGGTGGCGGTCTCCGCCGCCCTCGTTCATCGAGTGCGAGAGTGATGGAGAGATCAATGCACTTTTGTAAGGCTACAATTCGCGTCTCCGGCGACGTCCGAACGGTCATCGTGCGAGACACCCACAATCCGGTCTCGTGGCCGGAACTCGAAATTCTGCGCGCGCTTCATGGCGACGAGTCAATCTCGGACGTGAAGCCGTTCATCCGCGTCGAGCAGTCGTCGAAAGACGAGAAAGAACGTCTCCGCCAGATCTACGGCAACGCTGTCGCCGAGGGCGTGTTCCCCGGCCGCAATCCGCAGATGGAAATGGATGCGCCCGGCGCCAAGCTTCCGACCGAGAAGATCTCGTGGCGGAACCCGATCGACAAAGATCCGGTGAAGGCTGACGAGCCCGCCGAGATCAAGAAACCGCAGACGGCTGCGGCTTAATTAGGAGCCCCTGAGACATGGCGACGCAAACTCTCGCAGCACTTGTGACGGCTGTTCGGTCGGAATCCGGACACGCGCTGACTGTGTCTCAGGGCCTCAACGCGGTGGAGACGCTGAAGCATCTCATTCGCCGCACCGAATATGAGCTCTGGGTTTCATTCCAGTGGCCGCACCTGAAGATCCGCTCTCAGGTGATCACGGCGCCCGGACAGTATCTCTACGAATATCCGCTAGAGCTCGGCTTCGACCAGATCCGCGAGGTCTGGTCTGTCGACGATAACAGCTCGAATTGGCATCCGCTCGAATACGGAATCCCCGAGCCCTGCATCAAGCCGGATGGCAAGAACAGCCGCACCGGCGTCCCCCAGCTCTGGGAAGACGGGCAGGAGGACAACAAGTTCCGCGTGTGGCCGACGCCAGATCGCAAAGGCAACATCCGCGTCGTCGGGATGCGCGGCCTGAACAACATGATCGCAGACACCGACTTCTGCACGCTCGATCCGATCCTGATCACGCTGTTCGTCTCCGCCGAGCTGCTGACGCGCGCAAAGGCGGAAGACGCTGCTGGAAAGCTCCAGAAGGCGCAGCGACACCTGCAGAAGCTCCTCGGGATGCGCGTCTCCGCGAAGCACAAGGTCTCGACCTTTGGTTCCTCGCGCGGCGCGCACGACCGCGCAGGCCCGCGCCCCGGTATCGACTACATCCCGTAAGGATCGACCGTGCCCTACTTCCTCGTCGAAAATTTTAAGGCCGGCCTCGACGTTCGAAAGAGCGTGCTGACAGCTCCCGCCGGGACGCTGACGAAGCTGGTCAACGCCGCCATCACCCCCGGCGGCGAAATCCAGAAGCGTCGCGCCTTCGTGAAGGTCGCGAATGTCGCCGGCACCTTTGGGCTCGCATCGATCGGCAGCACGCTGGTGATGTTCTCGCGCAACGTAGACGTGGCGCCGCCGACGATCGCCGGCCTGACGGACGTGACGCTGCGCGTCGACAAAATCCCGAACGCCTCGCCGACGCTGGTGCAGACCGACTTCGATGTGTTCGATGGCAAGCTGTATTTCGCCGGCTACGACGCCGCCGGGGCGACGGTGAAGGCCAAGAACCCGCACTACTACGACGACGCGGCCACCGGCGCGGCGCCGGTCTATGTCGAGACCGAGGGCTCCGGCATGGGCCTCTATGTCCGCTCATACAAGTCGAAGATGTATGCCGTCGGCGACAAGTATCTGCGCTTTTCGGTGATCGAAAATCCGAAGCTCTGGGAACCGGCGACTGACCCGAACGACACGACGCGCACGGGCTGCGGCTTCATCAACATCTCGCTGCAGGAAGGTCAGTCCGCGAAGCTCCAGGGCGTCGAGATTTACTACGACCGCCTCGCCATCATGTCCGAATACACGACCCAGATGTGGGCCGTTGTCTCCGACCCCAAGCAGAACGCGCTGGGTCAGGTCTTGCGGGCGACGGGAACCCGCGCCCCTTGGTCGATCCAGCAGTATGGCTCGGGAGACATCCTCTTTCTTTCGTCGTCGGGGATCAGGTCTCTGAAGGCCCGAGACATCTCCAATTCCGCCGCTGTCTCCGACATTGGCTCGCCCGTCGACGACTACGTCCGCTATCTGCCCAAGCGCTACGGCTCGAATAACTTCCTCTACAACGCGCGCTCGATCTTGGAGCCCGTCATCGGTCGCTTCTGGATGGCGTTCCCGCGCGAGATCCTCGTCCTGTCTTATTTCCCCGGACCCGGCATCACGGCGTGGAGCGTCTACACGACGCCCTTCAACATCGACAACATCGTCTCCTGCGGCGACCGCGTCTTCATCCGCTCCGGCGACGACCTCTACCTGTTCGGCGGCGTCTCGCAGGAGGTGTGGGACGACTGTCCGGTGGAGGTGCGCCTGCCGTATCTCGACGGCGGCAAGCCCGGCCACGCGAAGATGTTCCAAGCCCTCGACGTCACGGCCACCGGAGAATGGGACGTCAAGATTGGCTACAACTTCGACCAGCAGGAGGCCGAGGAGATGGTGGGGACGGTCACGGCCCCGACTTGGAACAAGGGCCGCTACGAGCTGCAGGGCTACGCGTCTCACATGAGCCTGCGCTTTTATTGCAACGTGACCGGGCCGGCGACGCTCTCAAACGCCGCAATTCATTACATGATGGCGACCGATGCGGATTGAACTAGAGGGCGAGGTCTGTATGGTTTTTCGAATTTCGAAGCGGGGTGGATTTTGACCCATACCGACATCCATAAACCCGAGCGCGTTAGAAGCCCCCGGCTCGTTCCAGATGGCCTTGAGTTTCGTATGGCCGACGAAAACGACGTGCCGCAGCTCGTCACGCTCGGCCGCGAACAGTTCGAGACGTCGCGCTACAAGGATTTCGGTGTCGAGTTTTCCGAAGCGCAGACAGAAAAATTCCTGACGTTCGCTCTCACAAATGTGCTCATTCCACATCTCGTTGCGACGATCGACGGGAAGATCGTCGGGGGCATCTCGTTCTCCTACGATCACTCCTTCAGCAAGCGGCCGATCGCCGTCATGCAAAACCTTTTCGTCACCA